TATATGTACAATATAAAGACACATTTTCACGAACACAGACATATAAGGCATTTATGACTGATCCAGCTAATTTCAATGTAGATCCAGATGAACAAAATACACGATTGTTGCCAGGTTTTCAAATGATGAGCGAAGATTCAGATAGTGATGAGGAAGATTTTCTAGATCCGGATAATGAAGAAATTGAGAATGTAGTTCAAGATTCAGAATATGTTTGGGGAGAAAATAGCCCAGGAGCTCATTTTAAAAATTTCAGACAGTCGTTACTTAAAGAAATTCGAAATTATTTACCAGATGCTACATCATACAAATATTTGCTTAACAATTTTACTTGGTTTAATATTAATACTAATTTCCAATACTTGAAGAACAAACTTATTGAAAACTGGAAAGCTATAACAGTAAGCTTGGTAGGAATTCTTGGAATCGCTGCATTGTTATTTAAATTTGGTGGAGCAAGGAAATGTAAAAATTGTAAACTATATGACAATTCGTCTAAAGTTGAAAGAGACGCATATAATTACTATACTCATGCGTCAGCAACAACAGGATGTGATGCTTGCAAGAAAGTTAGCATGATAGATAGAAGCGTTCCATTAGATCAATTGAAATTTAGAGTAGATCGAGCTAGATTAGATGAGACATCATTTGAAGGAATGTTTGATGAAGCAGGCTATAAATCTTTAGATAAATTTACTAAGAACATTGTTAACATTAAATCTTCTACGGGAAGAGTTAAAGCCAGGATTACTATGCTTAAAGGTCGAGTTGGTTTACTCAATGCTCATGTTGCCTTACATCTACAAGAACAAGATGAATTTAAGATTGAGGTATTCAATTCTCAGGAACAGACAATCAAAACAAAATATTGTGAATTCGTGTTAGCGAGTAGTGATGATAACACATTCAACGATTATGCATTGATTGTATTACCTCAGGAAATTTCCGCCTTCAAAGATATTACTACTCATATCTGCCGGAAATCTGACATTCAACATTTCAAGGAAACACGAGCTATATTGATAAATCATGTAGAAAAGAACAAGCAAGTAGTCAAATTTGGTAACGTAACAGCAAGTGATGTCGCATGCGATGTAGCTGGAAA